AAACTGACGAGGGTAGTTTATTTCCTGTTGGTGGAATAAGAATGACAATTAGGTGTATGTACGAATATCAAGCTGGAACACCATAGGATAAATTATGAAAAACGAAAAACTATTAGATAAAATATCTAAGAAAATAGATCAGATAGAAAAGATGCACGATAAAGAGTCTATGCTATGCGAAGAAGTAAAAGACTTAGTAGAAGAAATTAGAGAAAACTCTTTAGAAGATGAAGATGGTACTTGGGAAGAAGAAGATGTATCAGATGAGTTTGAAGAAGATTTTGAGGAAGATGAAGAAGATATTGACGAGGAAGACGATAAATTGTAAAAGGACTTATGGCTAAGGATATTAAATTATATAAAGGTAATTCAGAGATAGTTATAAATGAATCTAACCTTGAACATTATTTAAGACTAGGCTATAAGCAAGAAAAAGAAACTAAACAAACTAAATCTAACAAGGATAAAAAATGGCAACACATCACGGAAAAGAAGGCGTAGTTACTGCTGGTGGAACTGCTGTTGGGGAACTAACATCATTCACACTTGAAACTACAGGAGATGTTGTAGAAGATACAGCTTTAACAGATGCTACTAAATCATTTGTTGCTGGTCGAACTTCATTCTCTGGAACATTAGAAATGCACTTTGACGAAACAGATGCTCAGCAAGAAACTTTAACTGCTGGTTCTTCTATCTCATTTGTTTTATTACCAGAGGGTAATGATTCAGGAGATGCAAGTTACACAGGAACAGGAATTGTTACAGGTATGAGTATTAATAACTCAATGGACGCAATCGTTTCAAGAACTGTTACTTTTCAAGGAACTGGTGCATTAACTGTAGGTACTGTATAATCCTAATTTATGTCAGTATTAGATCATGCTCGTTCTCACTTTGAGAATATTGGTGTTCAATCTATAGAAGTTCCTGAATGGAAAGATGAACATGGGAAACCAAGTATTATTTATTGGAATCCTATAAATCTTTACGAAAAAAATATTCTTTTTAAAAAGTCAGGGACTATGTCAGATGTAAGTATTCTTGCAGATATTCTTGTAATGAAAGCCTTAGACAAAGATGGTAATAAAATATTTAAGCCAGAAGATAAATTGGCTTTAATGTATAAAGTTGATTCTGATGTTGTTGCAAAAGTTGCTAATGCAATGGTTCAAACTTTAACTCCTGAAGAAGTAAAAAAAAACTAAACTCTACACCTGATTTAAAGAATTTACTTATTGTAGCTGATAGGTTAAAAATAACTCTATCTGAACTTTTAAAAATGGAAGTTTGGGAGTATAATCATTGGATTGGTTATATGATGATAGAACAAGAAGAACAAGAATCAGCTATGAGGAAAGCAAAACATAAATAATGGCACAAAATCTTAAAATAAATATACTTGCACAAGATAAAACTAAACAAGCCTTTAATGGTATTAGAGGTAGATTAGATAAATTAAAAAGTGCAGTATTTTCAGTTAAAGGTGCATTAGTTGGTGTTGGTTCTGGTTTAGTTATAAAATCTTTTGTAAATACTGGAAGAAGTATTGAAGATTTAAATGTAAGATTAAAACAATTATTTGGTAGTACACAAGAGGGTGCTAAAGCATTTGATGTAATGGCAGACTTTGCATCTAAAGTACCTTTTTCTTTAGAGCAAATACAACAAGCATCAGGAAATCTTGCAGTAGTAGCTGGAGATGCAAATAGACTTTCACAAATATTAGAAATAACAGGTAATGTAGCATCTGTAACAGGATTAGATTTTGCTACAACTGCCGAACAAATACAAAGATCATTTTCTGCTGGTATTGCTTCTGCTGACATCTTTAGAGAAAGAGGTGTTAGAGATATGCTTGGTTTCTCTGCTGGTGCAACTGTATCTGCTGAAGATACAATCAAAGCATTTGAAAAAGTATTTGGTTCTGGTGGAAGATTTGGCAAAGCGACAGATGAATTAGCAAATACATTTACTGGAACATTATCCATGCTTGGAGATAGTTTCTTTAATTTTAAAAAGAATGTAGCTGATGCAGAATTTTTTAATACTCTTAAAAAAGAGTTTAGCGATTTAGATAAATTTATTAAAGAAAATCAAGCAACATTTGATGATATTGCAGATGCAATAGGTTTTACACTTTCAGGTGCAGTAAAACTTTTATCAGGTTCAATCAAAGCAATAGCAACTTCAGTTGATTTTGTAACTACTGCTTATGAAAATTTAATTAAAACTGTAAATAAATTACCATTTGTAGATATAAAAATTAAAACTAAAGAACAACGAGATGTTGAAAGACAAATAGGAGAAATTGAAAAAGAGAGATTTAATAGAATGAAAGATATTCTAAAAGCACAAGAGCAAATAAACTTACAAGCAAAAATTGAAGCAAATATAAAAGAAAAAGCAATTAAATTTACAAGTATTTCAAATAGAGAAAACTTTGAGATTGCTAATTCAATGAAAAAACAAAAATCTTTATCTGGAGAAGTATTAGATAAGATTAAAAATCAAAATAAAGAATTTAGTTTATCAAATGAAATATTTGATGGAATAAAATCTGCAACCAGTTCATTTTCAAGATCATTAGCAGAAGCATTAGTATTAGGTAAAAGTTTAAATGTTTCTATGAGAGAATTAGCACAATCTTTATTAGTAGAAATTATTGCTAAAACTATTGAAAGAATTGCACTTAAAGGAATAGAAAAAATATTAGATGAAACTTTATTTAAAAAAGAACAAGATAAATTAAATACAATGAAAGCACAAGAATCATCTCTAAAAAGACAAATTGCATTACAAGCAGTTCTTTCTGCATTAGGTGGTGGATTTGGTGGTTTCTTTGGTGGAATTTTTGGTGGTAAAAAAGCTAATGGTGGTGCAGTTCAAAAAGGGAAACCATATGTAGTTGGAGAACAAGGTGCAGAATTGTTTATACCAAATTCATCAGGACAAATAACTCAATCTGCTAGAGGCACAGGAAATGGTGGTGCAGTAAATGTTAATTTTAATATAACAACAGTAGATGCAAAAGGCTTTGATGAATTATTAGTTGCAAGACGAGGAACTATATCAAGAATAATTAATGAGTCTGTAAATGAACGTGGTAGAGAGGCACTTATATAATGGCTGGTGTATTTCCAATATCAAATTCTAAATTCCAAACACTAGGAATAAAATCTATTCAAAAAACTTTATTATCTAAATCTGCAAGTGGTAAAAGATTTGCAAGACAAATAGATGGACAAAGATTTTTATTTACTGCAAATATTATAACTTCAAAACGATCTGATGTTTATGGAGAATTAATGGCATTTATTATGAAACAAAGATCATCAAAAGAAACATTTACAATAGTTCCACCAGAAATTTCTAATGCTAGAGGTACAGCAAGTGGAACACCTAATGGTACTGCATCTGCTGGTGCTACTTCTATTACTTTAGGTGGTTCAGGAACAGGAACTTTAAAAGCTGGAGATTATATAAAATTTGCTAATCACGATAAAGTATATATGATCGTTGAAGATCAATCAGATATTTCAACAGGTACAATTACTATTGAACCACCATTAAGAGAAGCTGTATCAAGTTCTGATATAACTTATGATAGTGTTCCATTTACAGTTTATTTAGTAAATGAAATGCAAGAATTTGGTGGCATAGGTGCAGACAAAGATGGTAATGTATTATATAAATTTGAATTAGATGTTGAAGAATCATTGTAGATGAAAAAATACAAAATTACTCACAAAATAACTGCTGATTTTATTGCTGAAGTTATTGTTAATGAAGATGAAATAGATGCTTCAATTAATGATCTTAAAGAATACAAGAAACCCAATAGCAAATTTGAATATACTATGTTAAAAGGTACAGAAAGTGTAACCCAAACAAATTACGAATTATATGACGAGAAACTTAACGACAGCATTAAAAAATGAACTTGCTAACTATGTATTACGACCTGTTCATTTAATTACTTTTAATTTCACTACTCCTGTTAATTTTACTGATTGTTCATTCGCTTTAACAAGTGCTGTATCTGGTTCATCAGTTACATATAATCCTCAAGGTTTTGTAAAAGGATTATCTCAATTTTCAGAAGAAGTAGATATAACTAAATCATCTTTAAGAATAGGTTTATCTGGTGTAGATCAGACATATATCTCTATTGTTCTTAATGAAAATATAGTCAATGATGCAGTTCAAATATTTAGAGGTTTTTTAGATTCTAATAATTCACTAATAGCTGACCCTTTTCTTTTATATGATGGTCAAATAGATAAATTTGAAATTAACGAGGGAGAAGATTCATCAGAAATAATATTTACTATTGTTTCACATTGGGCTGACTTTGAAAAAATATCAGGAAGAAAAACAAATCCTACATCACAGAAAAGATTTTTTAATACAGATGATGGAATGGAATTTAGTTCACAAACAGTACAAGATATAAAATGGGGTAGAG